TTAATTAACATTCACCAACCCGCTAGGGAGTGAAAGGAGAAAACATGAAGGATTTTGAATTTAATTTGCAAACATTTGCAGAAGGTGAAGTAGACGTACCTGCAACGGAAACTGAACCAACAGAAGTTACTGATGTAACTGAAACAGGTAGCGATACTGCACCTGCTGATTTTGATTTTGGTATTGATGAAAACGGAGACGTATTCTTTAATGGCAATCGAATGCTTTCTTTTGATGGAGATGAAGAAGTAGACCCTGCTACAGAAACGCAGGAATCTGAAGAAGGACAACCTACAGAAACTGAACCAGAAAATAAAGCACCAGAACCACAAATGTATATGGTCAAAGTTGACGGTCAAGAAATGCAAGTTCCTCTTGAAGAATTACTAAATGGTTATCAACGACAAGCTGATTATTCTCGTAAAACACAAGCATTGGCTGATGAACGCCGTCAGTTACAAGAACAAATGGCTCGTTATCAACAACCTCAAGCACAACAACAAGTACAAGAGCCGCAACAACCACAAGTAACACAAGCGGATTATTACAATAAACTCACAGAGTTTGCTAAGGGTGAAGTTGAAAAACATTTAGGAACTGAGTTCGATGAACTTAATCCTGTTCATATTGCAGCATTAGCAGATAGCGTAGCTACTATTAAAGCACAAATTTATGAGCAACAAGCTGTTCAAAAGAATTTCACAAACGTGATAAACCAATTCCGTCAAGATAGTAACTTCGATGAAATTGACCGTTATGCACAATATAAGTTGCAAAATATGCCTTATCAACAAGCAGTCAAAATTCAAAATGCTTTAGACAACTATGATGCTGATACAGTGGCACAATTCATGACAGCAGCTCGAAATGAGTATTATGGCATGATGAATGCACAATATAATCAGCAATCAGCACCGCCTCAAACGGCACCAAACATTCAACAACCAACAAATAAACCAAAACCTCCTGTATTAGAAGGTGCTGGTAGTTCTGAACGACCACCTATGTCAGCAACACAACAAGTTGACTTTAAATCTTTAGGTCGTATGACGAACGATGAGTTGGTTAAAGTATTCCAACAAACTGGTTTAACCAGATTATAATTTCTGAAAGAGGTATAACACATTGGCAGATAAAGATACAGCTGTCCGTTCTTTTACCGTTGTAGGTAAGAAAGAGGACATTACTGATTTCGTAACAGCAATCGACCCAGACCAAACGCTTTTAACTAATAAGTTTGGCAAAGCTTCTGTTAAATCTACAGAACATGCATGGTTGAATGACTCCTTGCGTCCAGCAATGGAAAATGCTTACCAAGAAGCAGTTGATTTCGACTCTCAAAAAGCAAACCCACGTAAACGTGATTCCAACTATGTACAAAAATTCTTGCATGGTTACTCCGTAACTGATACTACTCAAGCAATCGCTAAATACGGTGTGTCCGATGAATTGGGCTACCAAATGGTAAAAGCGACTAAAGAAATTGGTCGTGACCTTGAGTATGCTATCGTTCGCAACAAAGCTAAAGTTATGGGTGATGATGCCATCGCTGGTAAAATGGGTGGTATTCCTTACTTCTTGGAAAACTTCAAAGAAGTTACAGCAACAGCAGCTGGCGTGTTCACTTTAGCTAACCACAAATTTGTAAACGGTGACGTTGTTATCTTCCGTGCAAAAACTGGTACTCTTGATACTAACTTGAAAGCTAACGCTCAATACTTTGTAAAAGTAATTGATGCAAATACTTTCAGCATCTGTGCTACAGAACAAGAAACAACTGCAACATCTCCTACTATCATTAAACCATCTGCTGCTATCAATGCAGGTTCTACAGAATTAACTTCTGGCAATGCTATTGATGCAGGTGCTGGTCAGTTGACATTTAACCTTCTTAATGATGCTATGCAAGCAGCATGGTCTCGTGGTGGTTCTATTGACTTTGCAGTAATGTCTGGTAAAAACAAACGTGTATGTTCTGGTTTTACTCAAGGCACTACTAAAAACCGTGAACAAACTTCTAAAGAATTAGTAGAAGTTGTAGATGTATTGGAAACAGATTTCGGTCGTATCGACTTAATGTCCCACCGTATGTACACAGATGACGTAGTTGACTTAATTGAAGCACAATACTGGAAATTGGGTTACTTAATTCCATTCCACGTTGAAGATGGCTTGCGTAAAGGTACTTACAAATCTAAATACATCACTGGTGATGCTACTTTAGAATGTACAGCTCCTATTGCAAACGCTCGCATTTACAACATCAAAAAATAATATATAATATGGGGAGGGCGACCTCCCCTATTTTTTTTAGGAGGTACTATGAGACTAGGCACACAAGTAGAGGTAGACCCTAAAACTGGTGAATGGAAAATCAAACAAACATACGATGAAGGTGTAGTACTCAGAGAATGTAAACGAATGCGTGACAGCATGGAAGAAGGTAGAATTCATGACGGTAAAGCTAAACATATTGCCATGATACCACGACATAGATTTGCCACTGATTTTGAATTGATGCAATATCAACAATGTCAAGGCAAAGATAATATAGAGGCATCTAAATGGTTAAATATCTGGTTAGCTAAAAACCCAGAATTTCGAACTACCAACACTATTTACTCTGAAAATACAGGTAAAATTATTAAATCTACAGCCAAATATGGGGGTATTTAATGATTAGAGTACAATCCGTCATTGAGAGTATTTTATATAACTTAGACGAAGCGTACAATAGACAACATTCAAATAATGAGCTTATTGATGCTATTAATAGCGTATTAAGATATATAAATTTGTCTCTTATCAATGTAGAAAGCTCTTATATTGCCAATAAGGTCAATATCAAACCAGCAAATGGTGTGGCTAAATTACCTAGTGATTTTGGTAAGTTTGATAGTATTGAAGAAGATACTAATAAAACTTATGAAATTATGGGCAATAAAATCTATCTTGAAAATCCTACAACATTAAAATATTATCGTATCATTAATGAAGTAGAAGATGTAACAGATGAAATTGATTTACCAGCTGTATTGTTTGATATGTTTGTACGTTTCTCTACAATGCTATTAAGAAAAGAACCTGATAAAACTGGTGGTTCTGATGGTATGGCTAAATTAATCGCAGCTGAAGTCGGAAAGATGACGGCAAGCGATAGTAGCAGACCTATCGAACGACCTATGCAGTTCTATGTATAAGGAGCCGTAATGAAGGTAAAAGAAATGTTAATTTTAGCAAGACAACGCCTTGGAGATATGCAGAAAACATCATACTCTGATATTGAGTTGATTTACTGTTTAAATAATGCTATCGACAGGTTGTCTTATGAATTATATAACCAAAACGACCCAGAACTTACAAAGAAAATGACATTGAATGGTACACAGGAAAATAAACGTCCTGACGATTTCATTGCATTTCAAGGTCAATTCCCTGTTGAATTTGAATACCGTGCTGACGGTCCTATTATGAAACATCTTGACCCAGAGTTCGATGGAAAACTTGAAATTGTTTATTATGTAGCTATGCCACATGTTAAAAGTTTGGAAGATGAAATTCCATTTAAACGTGTAATGTTTAATAAACAATTATTGCAATTCTTGTTATATGAAGCCAAACCTTCTCTTGAAAAAGAAGGACAAAATAACAATACTACACCAGCTGACCAAGGTTAGGAGGTAATATGACAGTAAAAGAATTAATGACTAAAGCAGCAATACGCAATCGTCTTTCTGACAGTATTGAAAGTGGATACGATGATGACGAGTTAATTGCATATTTTAACGATGCGATTAACTTTATGTGGCATGTTCTTATTGATAATAACTATTACGAAGTGATTGGTGATATGACTTTTACACAAAAGGAAACACCTACACCAGCTGATTGGTATAAAGCAACTAACCAAGCACCGTTACTATTAAAAAACAACGGTAAAACAATCGAATGTTATGATGAATTGCCATATACTGTTCGGTACTATCGCAGACCTCAATTTGTATCAACTGTGAATGATGAATTGCCGTGGACTAATGAAGCATTCCCTAATATCCTTGCTCAATTAACTATCGTATTTGCAATGAGCAATCATGAATTTGATATGACAGTAGAACAAGATTTTGTAGAGGCTATTATTAATTATTTATAGGAGGATAAATGGACAATAACAATAACTTGCCGTCTACCATAAGTGGTGATGGTCGTAAATTTATCTCCTTACTGAAAAACTACCTTACTGACATTTCTGATGTGGTAAACGACATCTACACAGTGCTAGGGATAGACGAATCGAATATACTGGATATTGATGAATACATTAAAAACGTAAAGATTACCGAAAAGAAAGTTGGTGGGAATGTTACACTAGAAGTTTCTTGGAACAAAGATGATATTGTCCAGTATGCAGGTGTTAACATTCTTGTTAAAGAAAATGGAGAATATTACACAGGTAACTGGGAAGAAACAGAAGTAACTCGCACATATAATACTGGCAAGGTAACACAATTCACATTAGAAAATATTTCAGTTGGTCATAGCTACCAAATCACAGTATTAGGACGTAATATCAAAGGAGCCACTTCCAAAACAGACAGCTCTCCTGCCGTAGAATATTATGTATCGCCAAATGACCACACACCATTACTGCCATATGATTTTACGGTTGTATTTGATAAGCGTGGCGTATATTGGTCTTGGAAACAAAGAGATAATAGCGAAACGCAATGGACAGAGTTGAGATTAGATGAAAACGCAGGTATGGAATATAACCGCCTAGATATTACAACAGGCTTATATTCTACTGCTGTTCCTAGCGTTCGTGCTGGTAAAGCTTACTTGTATAACAAAGGTATTGGCAATGCGTATACGCCACCATTAATTTTAGATTATACAAAACCAGTTCCATCCGCACCACAGAATGTGACAGTAACTCCTGTATTTGAAGGGTTAACTATTTCTTTTGACTATATTCCAGAAAACTGTATTGGGGCAAAAGTTTATATTAATAACGAACCACATCAAATCAACACTAATCATTTCACTTATCTGTGTTCGACTGGTGAATATACAATTAAAGTATGCTATATTGATGTTTTTGGTGAAGGTGAAATGTCTCAGCCAATAAACCAGTCAACAGTAGAAGAAATACCTCCTGATGCAGTTCATGTAACTGACAAGACAGTATTCGATGACGGTGTAATTGTAGCAAAATATATTGGCGATAAAGAAGTGGTAGGTACAAAGATTGCCGATGGGGTTATTACAACAGACAAGCTTGTTGCTAACGCTATTACAGGTGATAAAATAGCTGCTAATGCAATTACTTCAGATAAAATTAAAACTGGAGAGATTACAGCAGAGAAAATAGCTACTAACACTATTACAGGTGATAAACTATCTTCCAATACAATTACAGGGGATAAAATTGTTGCAGGTACTATTTCTGGCGATAAAATTGCAGCTAATAGTATCAGTGGTGATAAAATCCAAGCTGGTTCTATTTCTGGTGATAAATTAAATGTTAATAGTTTATCTAGTGTAAGTGCAAAAATTGGTACGTTGAGAACAGCTACTACTGGTGCTAGAACTGAAATTAAAGATAATTTAATTGAGATATACGACGAAAATAATAGACTAAGGGTCAGAATGGGGGTGTGGCAGTAATGGAAATTATTTATGGAGCATTAATCCTGTCTATAGTTATCTTCTATATTTATTATCGCAGGAGAAAAAATATGTTAGAGATTTACAATGCTGATGGTAGCTTATCATATGATATTACAAAAAATGGGTTGAGAATTCTTGGTATATATTCATCACAAAATTTATATGGTGATGTAACAATACCAATCAAAACGAAAGCCAACGAAAAAGTGAGTGTTATAGTTAGTGCGTCTGCTTCAAATGAAAATTATGGTTCAGCTGTAGTTAGAATAAATAGTATTACACAAACTGCTGTGAATTGTACAGTCACTAGCACTGCACACTCAACTGTAAGTGGTGATACCATGTTGATTGGGTATGTTAGAATTTTTGTATTGGGGAGTATGGCATGAGTAAATATTTAGAAATAAATAATAATAAAGGTGTTATTATAGATGATAATACTAAAATTGATACGATAGTACCGTATACGCCAGAAGTTGATGACTATTATGCTTATGGAGAACATTTTTATTCTGACGGTATAATTAGACTTGGTCATATTGTAGGATATTATGGTATAGGAAGACTAATAACAACTGGTCCTCACTTTTTTGGAGCTAACAA